CCTCTTTTCATCTCAACGTAAATGTTCAAATTCTCCGCTAAAACGCCCTCAAGAAGTTTTAATGCATCTCCATTGTATCCAAACTCCTCAAGCACGTTACGTATGATGCAATTAGCAGCGTGTCCAATGTCAGGAGGCATGGAAACATCAAAATTTCCATAATCTCCTTCTACCCAATCGCCTGAGAAATCACGAAGATCCTCAAACAATTTTCCCGCTTCACGATGCATATTAATACCAAGACAAACACAAAACACATCACTATGTTCAACCATAAGTGTGTAAAAGGCACCAATCGTCATTCTCATTAATAACAAATCAAGTAACTGAGAAATAAAGAAGACACGAGTTTTCCCCGCATCAACCTTCGATTGTTCTCTAGGTTCATCTTTCAATGAAGCGGAATGAATAAAATGGACATATTCACCACGCATGAGTTGTTTACATACCTTAACAAACAACTCATTATGTTTTTCAAGCAAATCTCGCAGTTCTCCAACTGTCTTTGGAATATGATTTGCTTTCTTTCCAGGTAAGCCAAATCCTGCAGCAGTGGAAGCATTAACTCGACGTAGGAAATCGTCGAGTACGTTTCCATTGATCGAAGTTGATAAGTCCCATGGCCTTAAGTTTGGGACGCCTTTTTCTCGTAATCCTCGAATAAAATGCGAAGTCAGATAAGATACTGTCTTTCGCATAACTCTACGATCTAAACCCCTCCGTGGACCATTGGTCTTTCGTAGGTTCAGATTATAAGGATTAAGATAAGTGGTGCCAACCCACTTAGGCTTCATCAACGGCTTAACGAAATTCTTACTCGGGTATTTACCAAACACATCTGAAAAATTCTCTATGAGTTCTTCCTTATCTTTCTGTTTTCTGACAAGAAAAGATTCTTTCAGACGCGACACACAATTCATTTCTACTGGACCAGGAATCTTACCATGATAAGTAATATTGTCCAAATGCTCAAAATGAAAAGGACTCTTCGCAATAGGATCTTCTAACCGAGTAAATTCCTCAAAATCATTTGACACAAAAGTCATGCGTTCTGGCTCGTCAAGGGCTTGGGAAATGCCCCGATTGAGACGAGCAATGCCCTTCTCCATATTCTGTCGATACAACAGAGAAGAGAAAGCCAATTTTTCACCTTGCTGAGAACCAGCAACATGAATGGAACGTAATCCTTTTCCCGAATCTACCTCAAAAATAACTGGCAAACCACAATCACCAGGTTCAGAAGGGTATTCCACAATCATCATTTCTTCAAGAATGTAAGAAGCACCGGTACTCCGAATATCAACAACAATAGGATCTGTTGAATACAAACATTGTACTTCTCGTCCCTTGAACATTGCTTTCCCATTAGATGCTCCAACCTTAGTTGGTATATGGTCTAGCAATGAAGCAAAGGAGTCATTCACAACCCTAAACATGACAATATCTCTTCCTACAACAATGATATCCTCACGATACAAAGAAAAACTTTTTACACCACTCGAGCGCTCACCATTAAACACTGACCACATCTCCATCTGAATAGGGCCTTCAGCTTTATAAAAATAGTGTTCATTCATAATGAAACATCCTCGTGATATACCTAACGCATAACCTTCTCTTTGTTGTCCATCTACTCGCACAAGAACTCTTCGAACATTCTTCATAACTTTCATGTGCAAGCCTTCAAGACTACCTGTATGAGGACAACTATCAGAATAGTCAACTTGATAATTAGTCCATGTCTCCTCCTTTCTCTTTGAATCAACACGCTTGTACGACGGACCAGCATTTATCACAGTTTCAACTTCCTTAACATCTTCCGTAGCTCCTTCAGTCAAAACGCTCTCAAAATGTGATTGCTCTTCATGGGTAACTGTTCTCTTCAAATACATTGCGATAATGGTAGTAATTGCAACACCAGCTGCCAAAATCTTCATGTGCTTGCTCTCCCAAACACTCTTAGTAGTTACTCCTAATCTAATGCATATAGAATTGATCTTACGTCTCAACATCTCCACAGGATCACGGAAATGTGAAATAACAGAACCTCCAAACAACGAATACATAAGATAGGCACCTACAAACGCATGAGAGCCACCCATACATCGTAACATGACTCCGATACAAAATTGCAACCATGATCCCGGTGCATAGTATTGAGACAAAGCAACAAACGGAGCACAGAAAACAACAAATGCGCAATCAAAAAATAACGTAGATGCAAAGCGAATCGTTTCAAAAAAAA